GGTGGAGCCCTTGTACGCCGTGATGGTGCTCATCCAGTCGGGACGGCCGCCGACGCGCCAGGTGAACTTGAACACGGTCTCGTCGTAGTCGAAGCGGACGTGGATGCTCGACTGCTTCATGACGCCGGCGCGCTCGATGATCAGGTACTGGCTCATGTCGGCGAGGATGATGTCGCCCTTGTCACCCAGGGCGCCGCAGTGCTCGTTGCACTCGACCGGCAGGCCCAGCAGGGTTGCGTTGGCGTTGCCGTAGGCGCCCGGCGGGGTGTAGATCGGCATGCCCATCGTGCCGGCGATCGCCTCGACGGCGGACGCGCCGGTGGACTCGATCTTGCCGGTCTGCAGCAGCAGCTGCATCAGCACGATCTCCAGATCCTGGTTGATGTACCACTTGGCCGCGGCGCGGTTCTGGGCGATCAGCGCGTTGTACATCTTCAGGATGTTGGTCGTGTTGAGCGTCGCGGCGGCCTGGCTGGTCTCCTTCGCGATGGTGACCAGGGCGGCGTTGTTCGGGCTGGAGCCGGTGCCGGTGGTCAGGATGCCCAGCGGGATGTTGTTCGCGCCGGAGCCGTTGATCATCGCGTCGTCGATCTTCCAGGCGAACTCGCGACCGACCAGCTCGCCGAGCATGGACTCGATCGCCGGGTAGTCCTGCAGCAGCTCCTCGGTCACGGGGCAGTAGGCCGTCAGCTTGCTGAGGTTGGTCGTGCGCTCCGCGAAGGCAGCCTTCGCGGCGGTGTACTGATCAGCCTCGCCTTTCCAGTAGGCCAGCACGCCGCCGTGGCGCGAGCCGGTGGACGGGTCCTTGCGGCTGGTCTCGTTGAGGTAGACCTCGACGAGGCGGTTGGAGCTGATCTGCACGCGGCGGGCCAGCGGGTAGATGTTCGCGCCGTCCTTCACGTAGTCGAGGATGCCCTCGGCGTACTCGGGCGGGACCAGATAGCCGCCGTCCGCGGCGGTGCCTTCGTTGGCGCCGGTCGCAGCGTTGGAGACCAGGCGCTTGTCGCGCATGCCGCCGGGCTTGTCCGCCTCGTGCACGGCCGCCATGAACTCGCCGATGTTCTCGAAGCCGCCGCTGCGGTTGGACGACGCGCTCTTCACGGGCTCGGCAGCCTTGGCGCCGGTGCCTTCTTCGCGCTCGAGATCCTGCTTGATCAGGGCCATGCGGACCTGCAGCTTGTCGATCTCGTCGGACTTGGCCTGCAGCTCGTTGATGTCGGTCTTGGGGTCGAGCGCCATCTTGACGCCCTTCTCGGTCATGTCCTTCAGCTGGGCCGCCATGTCGGTCAGCTGCTGGCGCATTTCGATGATGCTGGGCATGTTAGTTTCCCTCCTTGAGTTGATCGTTGATGAACTTCATGCGCAGCGCGATCCGCCTGCGCGTGTCGGTGTTGTCGGGCTCCGGCTCCGGCTCAGGCACCGGGGCGGGGGCGGGGGTCATCGCGGCCATGCGGCGCAGCAGCGCGTCGGCGTTGCAGCTTGCCGCGAACAGTCGCGTCGAGCGGGCGGCCGGGGCGGGGGACGCCTCGTTCTGCTCGGGCTCGGCCTCGGGCTCCGGCGCGGCCTGGTAGAGGATCGCGTCGGCGAATCCGTTATCCAGAGCGCTCTGGGCGTTCATCCAGGTCTCGGCCTCCATCATGTGCAGGCATTTTTCCTGGGGAAGCCCGGTTTTCTCCGCGTAGACCGCGGCGATCGCGTTGTCCACCTCGTCAAGCTCTTTGGCCGCGTGGCGCATCTCGTCGGAGTTGCCCAGCGCAACCGTGCTCGCGCGGTGGATCATCAGGAAAGCGGTCGGCGCGATGAGCACCTCGTCGCCGGCCATCGCGACGATGGACGCGGCGCTCGCGGCCAGCGCCTCGATCTTCACGGTGACGCGGCCGTCGTGCTCCTTGAGCGCGGTGTAGATGCTCGACGCCGCGAACACGTCGCCGCCCGGGCTGTTGATCCAGACGGTGATGTCGCCCGGATGCGCGGCCAGGTCGGCGCGGAACTGCGCCGGCGTGACTTCATCGCCCCACCATGTGTCGGTGCTGATCGGCCCGTCGAGCCGCAGCTCGTTCGCATCGTCGGCGAAGTTCCAAAACTTATCCATTGGTCTGTCCTCCTTGGGTCGATTCGGTCAGCAGCTGGCTGAGCGGCTGCAGGTCGCGGCTGACGAGCAGCGTGTCGCCGTTCGGATCAGGCGGCAGGCCGTCGCGCTCGCGGACCTCGTTGGGCCGCATCCAGCCGCCGCGGATCGCCTTCTGATGCGCCTCGGCCATCGTGGCCATGTCGGCCCGCAGCATCGCGGTGACGTCGAACCGGAACATATAGCCCTCGACCCGCTCGCGCCAGGTCAGCAGCTTCAGGTTATACTCGCACTCCCACTGCCGCACGATCGGCAGGATCGTCAGATCCAGGTACTCCTGCTTCGACTGCTCCGCCGTCGAGTAGCTGGTGTCGGTGTAGTCGCCCAGCAGATGCGGCGGGATGTTGTAGACGGTCGCGACCCGGTTCTTGGTGATCCGCTCGACGTCCAGGACGCGCGAGTCGACCGGGCTCTGGGTGAGCGTGGTCGCGGTGATGCCGCCCTCCAGGACGATCAGCTTGCCGCCGGATGCCTTGTACGAGCTCAGGAACTGCTCGATCACTTTGCGCTTTTTCTCTTCGCTCAGGCCGGTCGAGGGGATGTTCAGCACGACGCCGGAGTTGACGCCGTCCAGCTGCTGCAGGCTGAACTCCTTGATCTGGCGATTGTAGTCCAGCGTGCCGCGCAGCACGTCCAGCGGGCGGATGCCCTTCTCGCCGTTGGCGCTCATGTGATGCAGCGCGATCATCCGTGACGAGTGCACGATCGACTGCGTGCCGTCGTCCAGCGGGAACGAGTAGTACATCTCGCCGGTCTCGCTCTCACGCATCGGCGTCACGCGCGCCGCGTCGAGGATGTCCAGCCGGTCGACGCCGGTGTCCGCCTCGTTCGGCACGATCAGCGCGTAGCTGTTGCCCTCGGTGTTGCGGAACGCCTCCATCGTCTGCTGGAACGTGAACGGCGTCATCGTGCGGTTGGGCATGTACGCGACGAGCCGCTCGCGCGGATCGTCGGCCATCAGCTCGCGGCCCCTGTACAGGTGGATCGGCAGCATCGCCATCGTGTTGCTGATCCGGGAGACGGCGGCGTAGATCGCCTCACTCGTTGATACGGTGTAGTCGCCCCGCACGCGGTTAACGCCGCGCATCGCCGTCAAGGGGAGGGTGGGGTCGCGCGCGTTCGCGGCTGCCTTTTTGTTCCGTGTGAATGGCCACATTCGCTGATCCTCCTTATGCCAGTGAATAGATGCTGATATTCGCGTCGGTGTCCACGTTGGCCAGCGGATTCAGGCGCATGTACTCGGCGTGCGCGTCGAGCCAGGCCATGAAGCCGTCGATTTTGCGGTAGCGGTCGCGCTTCGTGGGCACCCAGTTTTCCTTCTCGCGGTCGTAAAAGTCGCGCCGCAGCCGCACGTTACCGAGATACCACGTCCAGAGCGGATCGCCCAGCGTGACGAATTTCCCGTCGAGCAGCTGCTCGCGGATGTCCTTCATCGGCGCGTTGAGCGTCAGCGGCCCCTGCCGCACCGGAGTGCACTGGAATCCCCGCGCGGTGAGCATGCGCACCAGCCAGGTCGCGTTGGCCGGGTCGTAGCCGATCGTCCGGATGGCGTAGCGCTCGGCCTGCGCGACGAACCAGTCGTAGACGGTCTCCTGGGTGATGTACTCGCCCGGGCAGATCGTGAGCCATCCGGCCATCGCGTACTCGTAGTAGGGGATCTTCTCCTGGTCCAGCTCGACCTTTTTCTGCGGCACCCATGTGTGCTGAATCACGGCCAGCCGACCGTCGTCCAGCGGAAACTCCAGCGCCGCGGCCGTGAAATCCTCGGTCGCCGACAGGTCGAACCCGCCGTAGCACTCCATGCCCTCCAGCAGATCCTCGGTGATCGTCTCGCGATTGCGCTCGATGATCTCATGATCGACGAAGCTCGCGTCGCCCGCGTTGGTGAACACGTCCAGCTGTTTTGTGATGAAGTCGCTGCGCTCCTGCGGGTTCAGCTTCGCGCGCGCCCAGTCGGATTTGAGCTGTTCCAGATCCAGCAGCACGCCCAGGCTCGGGTTGGCCTTGATCCACAGATCGCTGTCCTCGACGTCGTCGCCCTCGTCCAGCTCGCAGATGAACGCAAACATGCGGTCGGCGATCTCCGGACGCAGCGCGCCGCGCATCGCGTCGGTGAACAGGTGGTAGTACGACATCAGCGGACCGTCGAGCACGGTGCCCATCGTCGTGATGTACAGCGCCAGCGGCTGGCGGCGCTTGTTCATGCCGCGCTTGATGACGTTGATCAGTTTGAAATCCCGGTAGCCGTGGATCTCGTCGAACACGGCCACATACGGGTTGAGGCCGTCCAGCTTGCGGCTGTCGCTCGCGCGGTGCATGATACGGCCGTTCGCGGCGTCGTAGTGGATCCCGTCGCGCAGCGTGCGGAAGTGCGGCGACAGGATCGGCGAGGCCATGATCTGCGTGCGGCACTCCTCGAAGCACAGCGACGCCTGCTCCTTCGTGTTGGCCAGCAGGTACACGTCCGCGCCGCGCTCGCCGTCCTTGCTCACGCCATAGCTGGCGTTGCCGGCCATCATCGTTGTTTTTCCGTTGCCGCGGCCGATGATCACCAGCCCCTCGCGGTAGCGCCGCAGGCGGGTCCGCTTGTCGACCCAGCCGTAGAGGCTGCCCTCGACGTAGCACTGCCAGTCCATCAGCGTCATGCGCTCGTAGTTGCCTTTCATCGGCGTCAGAAACCGCTCGATGAACTGTATCGGGCGCTCGGCCCGCGCCGGGTCGAACGTCCACGGATACGCCGGATCCAGCGACCGGCGCAGATCATCCCGGTGCCGCTGGCACGCGAGTCTGACCTTTTCGCAGGCGACGATCTGCCCGCTGAGCACCGCGTTGACGTATCGGTTAAGCCGATCGCAGCCGCTCTCAGAAGGCGTCGAAATCATCGCCGTCAGGCGGCCCGGCCTGCTGGCTGGCCGGCGTCAGTTTCAGCTCGTTCAGGTGCCGTCGCTGCTGATCAGCCAGCGCGCGGGCCCCCGCGATGCTTTTATTCTCTCGGTAAAAATCCTGTTTGCCGTTTTTCACGCGCTCATTGACGCCGCGTGCCGCGACGTCCTCATAGAGCCGCCTTTTTTCCTGCTCCATCATCGCGATGTCGCCGATGATGTTCTGCGCGCCCAGGCTGACGGAGCCGTGCACGCGCTCGCACTCGCCGCACAGGCTCTCGTACAGCGCCCGCGCGCCCTCGTCGACGAGCAGCTCCCACAGCCGCGCCTTCATCGCCTCGTTCACGGTTCTCACTCCTATATTTTGATGATTCGCGTGCCGGCCGGCGGCGCCTCGGTCGTCTTCCCGGGCCTGCGGCCCTTCTCCGGGTGCATCTGGTTGTGACAGATCGAGCAGATCGACTCCAGATTGTCCAGGTCCAACGCCAGATCCGGCCGCTCCTCGCGCGGTTTGATGTGGTGGACCGTCGTGGCCTGCCTGATCCGCCGCGCCTCGCCGGCCTCATAGGCCCGCTTGCACTCCTGGCAGAGCCAGTGGTCGCGCATCAGCGCCAGCTCGCGCGCGGCTTTCCACGCCCGCGAGTGGTAGAATGGATCGCTCTCTTTCCGGCCGAACATATTGCCCTCCAAAAGCGACAACGTTGTCGTTTTTCATGGCCGCGCGGGGCCAAAAGCGACAACGTTGTCGTTTTTCCATGAAAAAAGCCCGCGGTGTTTCTCCCGGGCTTTTTCATGGTGCACTATAACACGGGGCGGGGGTCATTCGGTAGTCTGCACTGGGTGCCGACCTGGTCATGCGGCGGTCAGATGGCGGTCATGCGGCGGTCAGATGGCGGTCATGCGCTGGTATGCGACGGGTCAGATCTCGCCGTCGCGGTACCACGCGGGCAGAAGCTCGTCAAGCTCATCCTGCGCGATGCCGCCGAGCGCGGTCGTGCCGCGCTTTTTGAGCTGTTTCACGTACCCGGGCGAGTAATTCAGCGCCTGCGCGATGCCGCTCACGGTCTGCCCCTGCACATAGAACCGGTAGATCACGCCGCAGGTCGGCTCGTCCAGCCGGTCGACCAGCCGGCACGCGGCCAGCAGCTCCACGTCGAAGCGTTTCCGGCGCGCGTCCATGGCCCGCTGCGCCTCGTCGATCGCGGCGGCGAAGTCCGCCAGCTTGTCGCGCGGCGCGCCGCGGCCTCCCACGCGATCCACGCGCGAGACCGCGCTGGTCGCGCAGTCCTCCAGCCGGGCTATCGTCTCGCTGAGCCTCTGCAGGTCGCCGATGCCCTCGCGGCACCGCACCATGATGTCCATCGCCGTCATCTCTCAGCCCTCCCGCGTCAATCCCGATTGCTCGGGCTCAGGAACTCCACCGAGTCCGCGCTGATCTCCAGCGAGGCGTAGCGCTGCCCGTCCTTCTCGTACTGGTTGAGGCGCGCCTCGCCGTCTACCGCCACTTTCCGGCCCTTGCTCAGGTACCTGGCGCAGCTCTCCGCCAGCTCGCGCCACACCGTCACGCGGAAAAAATCCGCGTCCGGCTGGCCCTCCGCGTGCCTTCGCCGGTCGACGGCCACCGTGAATGTGCACACGGGGATCCCGCCCGGCGTCGTCCTCAGCTCCGGGTCCCGCGTCAGGTTCCCCGTGATGATCATCTTATTCAATCCAATCTCTCCTCTCTGTCCGCGCGCCTGATCTCGCGCATCACGTCATAGTCATCCCACAGCGCCACGCGCTCGAGCAGCACCTGGTACTCGATCCGGGGCAGCTCGCGGGTCGAGCGCACGCCGCCCTGCTTCTTCAGCTCGCGCCGGATCGCGGTCGCCACCGCGCCGGCCCGCGCCGGGCGCAGCCTGTACTGCTCGCACAGCGCGTCCGCGCGCTTCCGGATTGCCTCGCCCAGCGCCTTGTCCTGGGCGCCGGTCAGCGGCGTCATCAGCTCGATCTGCCGCTCCAGCTTCTGCATCCGCAGGTTGGTCAGCCGCACCGACTCGGCCATCGCCCGCATCAGATCGCCCATCTCGCCCAGCGCGCTCATCAGCTGGTCGCCCGCCGGGTCCCGCTTCGTGATCTCGTTCACTGCTCGATCACCTCCACGGCCCGCAGCGCGTCCCGGGCCCGGTCGCACCACGCCTCGATCATGTCGATCTGCCTGACGTACGCCATCCGGTCGGCCTCGGGTATGCCGGCCAGCTCGCGCCGCATGTGCGGCAGCACGTCCACCTGCCCCAGGAAGGCCCGCGCGGCCACGGCCACGTCGTCCGGCGTCAGCCGGCCGGTCGAGGCGCTCGTCCCGCGGGCCATCTGAGCCCGCAGCCGCAGCAGCTCGTCCTTCGCTTCCTTTTCAGCCAGGGCACGCCGGCGGATCTCCTCTTCCTGCGCCTCGATCTCCCTGTTCAGCTCATCGACGCGATCGGTGGCCGTTTCCAGCCGGCCCAGCAGGTCCTGCTCCTGCTTCTTGCGCTCCTTCTCGGCAGAGTTCGCGCGGCGCACTGCGTCCAGCCGTTCCCTGTTCATGGCTTCCAGGGCGTTCTCGGCCTCCTTCCTGGCCCGCACCGCGTCCTGAAGCTGCCTCACCGTCAGCCGGTCCGCCTGCACCGTCTCCGCGAACGCCTCGCGCTCCTCGGCCGGCAGGGCCAGAAGCGCCATCACCTTCGTGAAGTCCAGCCGCGCCAGCGGCGACTTTTCGTCGATTTCCCGCGCGGCCTTCATCACGCGCTGGGCGTTGCGCGGATTCATCTGGGCGTGCTCGGCCACCCAGTCCTGCCACTCGCCGTGCGGCACCAGTCCCTCGTCCTTGACCACGTTCAGGCATCGGCCGATGTCGATATAGCTGTCGCCCATCCTGTTCAGGTCGTCGTGGATCCGCATCTCGATCTGCGCGCGCCGGATCTCAGGCGTCTGCGCCGTCCTTACGATCATCTCGCTCATGCTCATGTCTCCTTTTCTCTCTCGTCTGCTCGCTCTCGGGCCACGGCACGATATCATAGCGCCGGCCCGCCACCGTCCTGATCATCCACACGGTCCCGCCGCCCCGGCCCGGCATGACGACCAGGTCGCCCGCCGCCGTCTCGCAGCGCCGCTCACTCTGGCTGTGATGCCACACCGCCCGGCCCGGCGGCCGTGAAGGGCGGGATTTCATCGTCGTTCACCTCCTCGAAGTCCATCGCGGTCTGCACGGGCGGCTTCGGCGGCTCACCGCGGTCGATCCGCGAGCGGGGGACCCACAATAGCCTCACGCTCTTCCCATCGATCGCCTTCACGCGCGTGGCCTTGCCGTCCGCGTCCAGCTCGATCAGCCCGTCGTCCTTCAGCTGTTTGTACAGGCCGCGCTTTGTCAGCATGAAGTCCGCGCCCTGGTCCTTGTACAGCTTGCTCACGCGCGCGAACGCCTGGTCGGGCAGCAGGTAGTAGTAGCTCCCGTCGCAGTAGCCGATGCCGTTCACGCCCGGGTCGCCGCTCTTGGGATCGGCGAGGTTCCTGACGCTCACCGCGCGGCTGGCGATCAGCTCGCTGATCGTGTTCAAAAACTGCCGCGTCGGCCGGTCGTCCAGCGACTCGCGCCCCTGCGTCTCGGCGTTGTCCAGGATAATTTTCCACGCGCTGGCGAACTCGCCGTCCGCCTGCTCCCGCGTCATGCCGCCGATGTCTGCGATGTACTCCAGCATCATCCTGTACCCGAGCATGATGTGGGCGATGGCCTCGGGGGCGCGGCCGTGCAGGCCCTTGCCCTCGCGCCGCGCCTTGGTGCGCAGCTTGTAGTACATGTCCGGCAGCTGCGCGGCCAGATCGTCCCCGCGCTCGCCCAGCCACGCGATGTAGCCCTTCATCGCTTTCCTGAAATATCCCTGTCTCGCCAACTCCTGTGCCACCTCCAGCTGGTCGCTGATCGCGATGTCCCTGGGCCCGACGTCGATCACGTACAGCCGGGCGACGCCGCTCTCGCCGATGTTCGGCAGATCCTCGCCCGACATCAGCGCCAGGCATCGCGGCTGCTTGTTGGCCTGCAGCGTCAGGTCGGCCTGCAATCGGCCCCTGTCTGCGCCGTCGCCGAAGGCCCGGGCCAGATCCTGCGCGGTCGCCTCCATGCGCTTACGCTCCTGCGGCGAGCTCTCAGGATGGTAGTCGTCTATGGCCAAAAGGCAGTCCTTCAGCATGAACGCCTTGGTCCGGATCGCGTTCCGCGTGTCGTGGAACGTCGCCGGCAGGCTGTCGATGTCGAACACGCCGAAATGGTTCAGCGCCAGCACCGTCGCCGTGGACTTGTGCGTGCCGCTGCCGCCGCGCAAAAACAGGATGAAGTGCGGCGCGCAGTGCCCGCGCTTCAAAAACTCCCGCAGCGGGGCGAGGTAGCACAGCCCCAGCATCGGCACCGAGACGTGCGCGGCCATCGCGTCCCGGAAGACCGTCCAGCTCAGCGACGCCTCGATGTCGCTGATCCCGTCGCCGCCGTCCATCGTGTAGCCGCTCAGCGCGCTGTCCAGCTCCACGCGCGCGGCGTCGCCGCCGATCGCGCCGCCCTGGTGCAGGTACGCCCAGCCGCCGTCCATCTGGCGCCAACCGGTGTGCGTGTACACGGTCTCGCGCTCGGCCACGGCCTCGCCGGCCTCGGTGATCGCGTAGCGGAGTTTGTCCTTCACCGTCGAGCCCGGCATGATGTTCGCGCTGAAGTCCCAGTTCTGCAGCACCCACCCCAGGCTCGGGAAATCGCTCGCCTTCACGCGCACGGTCGGCAGCGCGCGGCCGCCCCGCGTCCACCCGGCGATCTCGAAGACCTTGTCGACCGTCGTGCCGTCGTCCCGCGTGATGATCTTCTTCGGCAGCGCGGTGAACGTGCAGAGCCGCTTGGCCACGCCATCGTTCATCTGGCATATGCAGCCGTCCTCGACGCAGTACCCGACGATCTTCCCGAACTGCTCCGCGGCGATTTCCGCGTCGCTCTTCTCGCGCGCGGCCTCCGGCTCGGTCGAGCGGATCAGCGCGTCCAGCGTCTTTAGGCCCGTGTCCCGGCCCAGAATGTGAAAAAAGTCCGTGATGTCGCCCTTCTCCGGCAGGCCGGGGCAGGCCGAGGCGATGTCCAGGATCCGCACGCTCTTCGCCACGCCCTGCAGCGAGTCCGCGACCTTGCGCGCGTGCTCTGCGCCCGGATGGTCGTTGTCCGGCACGATGGCCACGTCGGCCCCGGCCAGCTGCTCGCTGTGCTCGGGCCGCCACTTGCCCGCGCCCATCGGCGAGGTGGTCGCCGTGATCCCGAGCGCGGCCATGTTGTCGGCGTCCTTCTCGCCCTCGACCACCAGGATCATCCGCCCGGCCGCGATGGCCTTCCTGACCTCGGGCAGCCGGTACACGACCGGCCTGACGCCCTTGATCGACCAGCGGTACCCGCCCTTGGCGGTCGGGTCCTTCACGCGCTGCCGAAAATCCTTCGGGATGAACCGGACGACCTCGAACAGCTCGTTTCCGTTCTCGTCGGTGTAGCTGTAGACCGTGTCGATCTCGCTGCGCGCCGTGTCACCGGCGCGTCCCTGCGCGTCCCCCTGTCCGTCGTCCCTCTTGGCTCCCCCTCTGGGGGAGCTGCCGGCTTTGCCGGCTGAGAGGGCCTTGGAGCTGCCGACTTTGCCGGCTGAGAGGGCCTTGGAGCTGGCGCGCAGCGCCTGAGACGGCCTGTCCATCAGGTCGCTCACCGTCAGGCCCATCGCCTGCAGCACGGCCTCCTTGCTGCATCCCGCGTGGCATTTGAATATGATCCCCTTGTCGCCCACGTTGACGCTCAGGCTCGCCCGCCGGTCGTCATGCGCGGGGCATACGCATTTATACTCGCCCGTCTCGCTCGGACCGCTCTGGACGCGCAGCCGCGCAATGAAATCCCGTATATCCATCGCCTGCGCCTCCTCAGTCCCGGCCGGGTTTGCTGTCGTTCATCAGATTGTTCAGCGCCTCGAGCACGGCGTCCAGGTCGAATACCAGGTGCCGGCCCACGGCCTGATACACGGGCATCCAGCCCTCCTTGACGCCGCGGCGGATGGCCGAGGGGCTGAGCCCGATCTCCTCGCTCAGCTCCTCGGTGTTCATCAGCGGGCGCGACCGGTGCCCCTCCAGGATCTCGCGGATCCTGTCGGCGTCGACCATCAGATGCGTTCCGACCACCATGCCGGGGTACTCGCCCGACCGCTGCCGGCGCTTGATCTGGCCGGCGGTGATCTGTAAATCGTACTGGGCCAGCCAGGCCGCGGCCTGGGCGGGCGTCATCAGTCGCATGGTCTCCCTCCGTTCATCGCCGCGTCGATCGCGGCGATCGACTCGAGCATGACCCGGGTCAGCTCGACCGCCTTGCTGCGGATCTGGGCGGCGGCGTCCCGCTCGTCGGCGTTCACGCGCCCGTCCCGGGCCACCCGCGCGAACAGCCTCCCCAGCGCCTCGACGTCGTCCATGCCGCTGATCCAGCCCAGGGCCGCGCCCTGCAGGCCGCCGCCGTCCGGCAGGCCCTCGGTCATCAGCGGGCAGCAGGCCCGCATGTGCCGGCCGCGCAGCTCGGGCGCGCCGTACACGTCGATCATCCAGGCGACCACGTCGCACGGCGGCAGCGTGATCCCGTTCTCATAGTCGGCCAGCGCCTCGGCGCTGACGTGCAGGCACTCGGCCGCGCGCTCGCGGTTGGCGAAGCGCTTATCTCTCTTGCTCGCGGCCATCCGGGCCGCCAGGTAAATGTTGTTCATGTCTCTCATAGCTCATCATATGATCCGGTAGTACGGGCAGTCGGTCCCGTCGCTCGCCGGCGCGTCGGTCGGGATCTCGTCGAACGCCTTCCGCAGCGTGCACCGCGCGATCGTCTCTTTGGTCATGTCGCACATCATGCACTTCTCGCGAGCCGCGGTCAGCAGCTCGTTGATCTGGTGGAACGTCAGATACATCCCGTACTCATCGTCGCTGGCGCGGCTGCCGTTCCGCGCCCGGCACTTCGCGCCGACCGTGTAGCTGGTGTCCATCAGCGCGTGGGCGTAGCTGCGCTGCTGTTCGGGCGGGATCGAGTCAACGACCCGCTGCAGCAGCCGGTCCAGCGTCACCTCGCACAGTCTCAGATCGCGCCTCATATTCTTCACCAGCTTGCACCGGTCCCCGTTCAGATCCCTGACCGCGTTGGACATGATCTGGCTCGCCACGCTCAGCGCGCCGAGCGTCTCGCGCTCGGTCGCGGTCATCCTCTTGCGCTCGCTCATTTCTCTGTCGTCCTCTCTAACTGTTCGATCCGGCTCGCCATCGCCCTGATCATCGCCTCGGCGTCCTGCATCAGCGTCTGGAAGCACTGCGCCCCCTCGCGCCTGAAGTACGGGCACGCCGGCCCGCCGCAGTCGCCCGCGTGCCGGCAGTACGCGAGCCCGTCCGCCACGCTCCGCCAGTCGTCCGTATTGATCATCGCACCCTCCTGCGGCACACGCCGTCCTCGATGAGGTCGATTTCCGTCGCCTTGTAGATCAGCCACGCGAAGGCGGCCGGCCATTTTTTCTTGTCGCGCATCTCGCTCACAAACGTTTTGGACATGCCCAGCGTCCGGCTGATCCCCACCTGCGTCAGGCCCGCGGCCTTGATCCGGCGGCTGAACGCCTTCCCGTCGCAGTCCAGCCAGTCCTCGGGCGCGAGGTCCGGCCACGGCCAGCCCTCCGGCACGCCCTGGCCGATCACCTGGCAGATCAGATCGCTCTTGTGCTGCGGCGCCCTGACGGTCTTCTCGGGCATGCAGCTCAGCTCCCCGTTCATCGCCCGCCGGTAGACGTCGATCGTCGTCTCGTCCGTCCGGTACCGGGCCGCGATGGCCCCGATCGGCTCGCCGGCCTCGATCCGCGTCATGATCGCGTCGATGCGCGTCCCGCGCTGGCGGCAAAACCGCCTCAGCGACCGCTCGCGCGCCTGCCTCGTCATCTCGTCCATCTGTTCACCTCAGTTCAGAATGATCGCCCCGGCGATCACGCACGCGGCGGCCGCCGCCGCGATCTCCAGCGCCACCAGCGCCGCCCTGATCAGCTCCGCAAATATCAACATAAAAAAGCCTCCCTCTCGCTCAAGTCGGTTCTCATTCTCATGTGCGTCGGTCACGCCCGGCCCGCGGGCCGGCCTTCGTCGCTATATCCCGGATGCCGCCTCGCCGGGCGCGCTTAATCTGGGCCCTTATACCCGTCTTCTTCGCAGAATGCTGTACTGGCACTCCACGCCGCGGATCACGCGCCCGTCGTCCAGCCGGATGATCGTCTCGTACGGTTCATCCCTGTCGTCCCGGATGATCGTGCCGCCGATCATGCGCTTCACGTCGAAGAAAAAGCATACCTCAACGCGGCTGTACAGGTCGTCGCTCTGCTTCGGGAACCTGTCGATGCTGACCCCCGCGACACAGCCCATGATCATCGCCTCCCTCTGGTCTTCCGGCCCTTTCGCGTCTCATCGCGCCACCCGCGCGCGACGAATACCAATATCACGACGTAGAGCGCGCAGACCGCGGCCATCCCCGCCAGGAAGATCGACAGCCACAGCCGCAGCGCGATCATCACGGCGCCCACGGCGTGCTCTCCCGCAGCGCGTCGCTCGGCCTGGCCGTCCAGATCCTGAGCCCGTATCGCTGGCCGTATTGCTGCTCGACCAGCGCCCGGTCGGAAAAGTCCACGTAATCGTAGCCCTCCGCGCGCTCGATCATCGCGCCGTACAGCCAGCAGCACTCGAGCACTATCTTGTCTCCCGGATCCCGGAGCCCCTCCGGCCTGAGCCAGTTCTCGACCCAGCCCCGGCCGGCGGTCGTCAGGACCTCATTCAGCGTCAGCGGCCGCGCCTCATTCTCGGTCATTTCTCTCACCTCTCACGTCGGGCACGCTGTCCGCGCCCTGATAGATCGTTTTGCCCTGGTACGCCGCGTAGCCGCGCTCGACGCCGGCGCCCGGGCTGCTTTCCCATCCGTCCAGCAGGCAGATCGCGTCCGCGGCGCCCAGCATCGCCAGGCAGATCGGCATGTACCGATCCCGCTCCATTCCGACCGGCAGCCGCGCCGGATCCAAGACGGTCCAGCCCTTGCCCTTCAGCGCGACCTCGGCCGACCAGAACCGGTCCCAGTACCGCTCGACGCCCGTGACCGGCCCGGCCAGATAGATCACCCGGCTCATCGCGCCGCCTCCAGCGCCTGCAGCGCGTCCTGAAGCAGCGGCTTGAAAACCACGCTGGCCCCGCCCACGCGGGCATGGCAGCGCGCGGTGTACGGACAGTCGTCCGGGCACACGCTCATCGAGTCCAGGCAGCGCCTCAGCCCGATGATCACCGTCTCGCGGTCCGCCGGCGCCTCCCACAGCTCGCGCTGGCCGTCGCCGCACTCCCGCTCCATGCTGATCGCGCAGCTCCCGCTGCCGAGGTAGTGCCTGCAGCTCTCGCAGGTCCTGCTACTCATCGCCGTCACCGTCTTCGTCATCGGTCTGCAGCGCTTCCAGATCCTCTTTGATCGCCTTGGCCAGGTTGCGGAGCAGCCGCGCCATGGCCATCGAGTCCTCGAGGATCTCCATGACCTGCGGGTCCTGCGCCAGGACGTGCGTCAGCTGCTTCTTGGTCAGGCCGCGTATGCCCGTGCCGTAGCTGCGCTCGCCGTCCACGATCATCATGAAGCCGCTGCACTCGATCACCTTTTCGTCGTCCTTCAGCGGGAAATCGGGCTCGCCGCCGTTGATCTCCTCGATGGTGATCCGGTAGCAGTTCTTCTTTCCGGCCGCGTCCTCTTCCAGCCTTTCGCGGATCAGGGCCTCGTTATTCTTCGGTTCCATCTTTCCCTCCTCAATCTTGCCATTGCTGGCGGTTTTTCCGCCGCGATCCGGTGTGCCGTGGCCATTCACGAATTCACGGATTGCTGACATCATAGAATTATACTCACGTATTCAGCGAATGTCAATAGTATATTTCATGTTTTCAGCATTTCGTGAATCTGATGTTCAATTATTCGATTTGATGCTATCATTATTCCGACAGGAGGCATGACCATGGAAGCGTTCAGCAAGCGTCTCAGACAGCTGCGCCTGGAGTCCGGATTGAAACAGGAGGATCTCTGCGCCGATCTGAATCTGTCCCGAGGTATCGTCTCGGCCTACGAGCACGGCCGCGAACCGTCATTCGACACGCTGGTCGCCCTGGCGCGCTATTTCAACGTCACGACCGACTACATGCTCGGCGTCTCTCAGGAGCGCGCGCCGGCCTTGGACGAGCTCACCGCCGCCGTCACGCTGGCCGACAAGGCCGCCTCTGATCACGACGCCCCCGCGGTGACCGCCTCGCGGATCACCGCGCTCGCCCGGTCGCTCGCTTCCGCGCTGGACGGCGGATGCCCGGGCGCGCCCGAAGCCGCCGCCCTGTCCCGCCAGCTGGTCGACGCCTTCCAGGTCGTCCTCGACGCCATCGCCGCCCGGTCGGCCGCCCGGGTCCTCGACGCCGTCAACCACCTGCTGGCCGCCGTCACCTCGGTCAACCGCGTCCTGACCGCCTGGGTGACCGCCCCGCCCGGCCGCGATGTGTAATTACACTTGCTGATTACACGAAAAATACACCGGGATTACACTGCGTATTCCCGGTGTATCAAATAGGTAGCGTTTTTCCAGCTTACACATTTACACTTATTTTGACACCCACACCCCCCTGCCACATTGTTACGGAGGATCAACATGGGCACCATCGAGCACCGCGGCCGGAACTCCTGGCGCGTCGGCTTCCGTCTCGGCACGGCCGAGGGCCGGCGCTGGATCCGGCGCACCCTCACGTTTGACGATTCCATGTCCGAGGATGAACAGCGCCACGCGGCCGAGGTCGAGCTGGCCCGCCTCATCGTCGAGGCCGACGACGCCCAGAGCGCCGGCCTCACGCCCCCGGCCGACCCCACCGTGGCCGATCTCGCCGAGGTCTGGATCCGCGAGCACGTCGACATCGAGTGCAAGCCCACGACCGCCGAGGGCTATAAATCCATGCTCCGCGCGCGGATCCTGCCCGCCCTGGGCAAAAAGAAGGTCTCAGCCCTGCGCCCGTTCGATTTCCAGCTTTTCGTCAACGGCCTGCGCAAGGCCAAAAAGATCACCACGCGCGTCGATCCCGCCGAGCGCAAGCGCGGCGCGGACCGCGGCCGCGTGGATCCCGACCCCGCCGTCCTCTCCGACTCCACGGTGCGGCACTGCTACGACACGCTCAACTACATGTTCAACCAGTGCGTCGCCTGGCAGCTGATCCCCCGCAACCCGCTCGAATCGGTGCCGCGCCCGAAGGCCCGCCGCCGCCGCCGCCGCTTCCTGGATGACGAGCAGGCCGTGCGCCTGCTGCGCTGCCTCTCAGGCGAGGAGCTGTCCTTCCGCTGCGCGGTGCTGCTCGCGCTGCTGTGCGGCCTGCGCCTGGGCGAGGTCGTCGGCCTGCGCCTGGACGACGTCGACTGGGACCGCAGCACCATCCGCATCGCCGAGGCCGTGCACTACGTCCCCGGCTACGGCAACTACTACGACTCCACCAAGACCGAAGCCTCCGACCGCGTCGTCACCCTGCCCGAGGGCATGATGGTCATGCTCCGCGAGATGCGCCGCTATCAGTCCGAGGTCGGCGCCCTGCTGGGGGAGAGCTGGCTCGGCGATGGCCGGATCGTCTGCGCCTGGAACGGCAAGCCCCTGCACCACGACACGCCCAGCAAGCAGTTCCGCCGCTTTGCCGATCGGAACGGCTTCCAGGGCGTGCGCTTCCACGATCTGCGCCACGCCCACGCCTCGATCCTCCTGGCGAACAACATCGACGCCGTCTCGGTCGCGGCCCGGCTCGGCCATGACTCCGCCGAGACCACGCTGCGGATCTACGCCCACGCCATCGCCTCGCGCGATCGCGGCGCGGCCGCAGCCATGCAGCAGCTCGTCGACATCTCAGGCGCGGCCGACGGCGACCTCGGCGCCCCGAAGATCACCGACGGCCAGGGCAATCCCATCGACCCGGCCACCCTCCTGCCGCCCCGCGCCTGATCCCGCGGGGACGCGCCGGGGGACAATTCCAGGCAGGGTAGGGGACTACCTCATGCGCGTTTATCGCACTTGCCCGTTCACATATCCGACTTGCCCCGCGTTTATCCCGGTTTTGTCCGTTTCCGCCACTCGCCCGACACCCGTCGCCGCCCCCTCCCGCCATCCTGTCCTTTTCGGGACCAAAAGGTCGCAGGTTCAAATCCTGTCACCTCGACCACAAAAACTGCGAGGTTGGAATAAACCT